ACAATATGTCCATGTTGTTCTATTATATCTTTGCAAGCTAGCGTTACTGTACTGTACCTGAATGGATTCCAACTTTCTTTAAGAAATATGTTAATAGGAATTAATCTATTAGATTCCCACCACCATATTTCTGCAGTTTCTAAAAACCCAAGTTTATCTTTATCTGTTCTAAGTTTATTAAAAGCATACATGCTTACGATATCGGTATCATGATTTTGTATAATACCAATATAATCACTGTGAGTATATTTTATGTAACTTAGGAACGGGTATTGTTCTAGCATTTGTTCAATTGAAATCATAATAAATATAAAAGGAGTCCATTCTGTGCAGCCAATTTTAGGTTATTTATATAAACAAATCATTACCGTTGTAAAGAACAGTGACTTCGCACCACACAGGGAGAATCAGTTAGTGTATGCGAAACCATTACAAATATACAAGGGTGTAGATAACCGATTCCAATTTTTGTTTAAAAACCAAGACCAAAAACCTGTAAGTCTACTTGATAGTTCAGTTCTATTTAACTTGATTGATCCTACTACGACAGAATTAGTTTTTAGTAGAGCATTACAACTTGTTTATACTGATGCTGGTACTGCCACTACACTTGTTGAGAGCAGTCTTATTGATGATGTAAACGCTGGATTATACAATTATAGTATTGTAGTTACAAGTCCAGAAGGCGAACAGCAAATTGCATATAGCGATGACAACTATAATGCGCAAGGACAAGCCAGAATTCACGACAATGTTTATCCAGCATTTGTTGAAAGTTTCAAACCTACTATTTTAAATTATACAAACGATATCAGCACTGGCTATCTAAATGTTGCTTATACGAGTGCAACGCAAATGGCAGATCGTGTAAAAGGGCGTGCAGTTGCACAAACCGTGCAATATAACTGTACAGGATTTACTGGTACAATTGAATGTCAGGCAACGCAAGATTATCTCAGTGTTAGTAATGCTGCTACTTGGGTTGTTATACAAGATGTCACACTTAACAACATGACAGGCAACGGATATTTTAATTTCTATGGTAAATTTAACGCTGTACGATTTAAAATAACACAAACTAGCGGCACTGTAAATTATATCGCATATCGTCCTTGACATTTGTTATAAATCTGTTATATTAGTGTTATGGAAATTACTGACCAAATCATGCAGCATCTGCCATGGAAACGCAAATCCACGCCTAGCGGTTGGATAAGTTTCAATGCTGTCTGCTGTCATCATAATGGTCAAAATGTTGATACTCGTGGTCGTGGTGGCGTTATGCCATCGCCAGAAGGCGGCATAACTGCGCATTGTTTCAATTGTCATTACACTGCTTCTTGGCAACCAGGTCGCCGTCTTTCTTACAAGATGCGGCGGTGGATGTCTTGGCTTGGCATGGGCGACGACGAGATTGGTCGTCTTGCTCTTTTTGCTATCAGTCAAGAAAGCTATGAACAAGTTGTAGTTGAAACTCGTGAGTTACCTACTTACGAACCTCGTGATCCGTGTCCTGGTCGCCCTATTACAAGTTGGTTAAATGATGGATATATCAATGAAAACGATTATAACAGTCTTGAAAATGCTATCAATTATCTTGATTCTAGAGGTTTTGGCGATAAGTTATCTGATTTTTACTGGACAGACGACCCTTTACTAAGAAACCGTGTGCTTGTTCCATTTACTTGGAAAAACAAACCTATGGGATTTAGTGGGCGGCTGTTTGAAGATGGTAAAAAGAAAGTCAAATATTTTTCTAACTATCCAAGTAATTTGATATGGGGCTATGATCGGCAACACAAGGATGCACAGTTTTGCATCGTCGTTGAAGGATTGCTTGATGCAGTTGCTATTGGTGCACTTGCTATTTGTAGCAATGAAATCAATGATGGACAGGCTCAAGTTATTGAGACACTTGACCGTGATATCATTGTCGTGCCTGATCGTGATAAAGCTGGTGGGGCAATGGTAGATGCTGCACTAAAATATGGTTGGGGAGTAGCATTTCCTGATTGGGAAGCGGGAATTAAAGATGTATCAGATGCTGTTGCTAAGTATGGGCAGTTGTTTACTATGCGTAGTATTTTAAACAGTGTGCAGAATAATAAATTAAAAATACAGTTACATTCACGAAAGTGGTTTTAATGTTTAAACCTAAAATATGCATAGTATTCAATGGTGGTGCATGTGGCGATTTTCTTACTTTTCTTATTTTGCAGCAGCGATATAAGTTGCCAACAGAAAGCAGAATTATTGATGATAACGGTGCCCTTGAACAAGGTATAGAAAGTATTTCTAAACGATATTTTCATTCTCTTTTTTTTAATAATAGTTTTGAAGAAAATATATCATCTTATGAATATGATACTGGCAACTCGCATTTCTGCAATAACGAAATAATTAATCGTTTTCCAAAATGTAAATTTTATTATATAGATGATAGTCTGTTTTGTGAAGTTACCACGGCGGCGTTTGTTAAAAAAAGAATAAATCAAGATTATTCGAGTATAATTGAATGGTTGAAATGCAATTCTGGAAATCCTAAATTTGCAAAAATAAAATATCCAAACGAAGAAACCGCATTGTTGGCAATACAAAAAAGTAGACTACATGCACTAAATGAATGGAAAAAACTAGGAATAAACAGAATAGATATAGTTGATATTTTTGATAAAAATAAATGTAAAACATTGGTTAATAATATTTCCCAAGTTGAGTTTGATAATACTTTATTTGAAAGTACTTACGATTGCTGGGCAAGCAAAAACAAATGGCTTATCGACTTAACTAAAAATAGTGACAACAACCAAGAATAAAGATATAATACACATATGGCAAAAACATACGACGCACAAATCCAAAAGCTATTCATTGAAATGATGCTGAGCGATTCGCAAAGTTATGTGCGCGTTCAAAATATTTTTAATCCAAATAACTTTGATCGTAGTTTAAAAAGTGCAGCAGAGTTCATTAAGGAACACTGTGAAAAGCATACTATTATGCCGTTGCATGAGCAAATTAATGCTGCCACCAATAATACATTTCAACCAATTTCTGGAATGACAGATGACCATACCTCTTGGTTTTTAGATGAGTTCGAGGGATTTACTAGACAAAAAGAACTTGAACGAGCAATTCTTGCCGCTGCTGACTTGCTTGAGAAAGGCGATTTTGATCCTGTTGAGAAACTTATTAAGGATGCAGTGCAAATTAGCTTGACTAAAGACCTTGGCACAGACTACTTTGCTGATCCTAAAGCCCGTTTGATGAGAATTAAAGATAACAATGGGCAGGTTTCTACAGGATGGAACGCACTTGACCAGAAACTATTTGGTGGGTTTAATAAGGGCGAGTTGAATATATTTGCTGGTGGTAGCGGTAGCGGTAAGTCACTGTTTATGCAAAACATTGCAGTTAACTGGATGCAACTTGGTCTCAATGGCGTTTATATTACGCTAGAATTGAGTGAAGAACTAACCTCTATGCGTATTGATAGTATGATTACTAATATTCCAAGTAAAGATATCTTCAGAGATATTGACAATGTAGATATGAAGGTTATCATGATGGGTAAAAAGAGTGGTAAGTTACAAATCAAATATTTGCCAGCGCAAAGCAATATCAACGATGTTCGTGCTTATATTAAAGAACTGCAAATCCGCAGCGGTCGTCGTGTAGATTTTGTTATGATTGATTATCTTGATTTGCTAATGCCTGTTAGTGCAAAGGTTAGCCCAAGTGATTTGTTTGTCAAGGACAAGTATGTAAGTGAGGAAATTCGTAATTTTGCCAAAGAAATGCAAATCTTATTGGTTACAGCATCGCAGTTAAATCGTGCAAGTGTTGAAGAAGTAGAGTTTGACCACAGTCATATTAGTGGCGGTATTTCAAAAATCAATACTGCAGACAATCTATTCGGCATTTTTACAACACGCAGTATGCGTGAGCACGGCAAATATCAACTTCAAATTATGAAAACTCGTAGCAGCAGTGGCGTTGGACAAAAGGTTGAACTTGAATTTGATATTGATAGTTTGCGTATTCGCGATCTTCCAGATGATGATAGCCAAACATCTCAGTTCAAGAAACCATCAAATACTATCTTCGACGGTCTTAAAACTGGCAGTGTCGTAAGAGCGGCTGGCAACATTGATACTGAATCTAGTAAAGTCACGGCAACAGTCGATAGCAGCAGATTAAAAAGTATGTTAGCTAATATTAAATCTTCAAAATAATGACAACATAAATATGTTATGTTTAAAGAATTAGAAGATTTTGTTGATTTAAGTCATATTGACATTGATTTTAATAAATTTAGAAGCCAAGTAGTTAAACATCATTTTGAATGTTTTAATTTAACAGGAAGTAATAGAATTTGGCTAAGAACGCATGACACATCTTTGCCTATAGAAAAACAAATTAACCCAAACAAAACAACAGTAACAAGTTTGTCTGTTGATGCGTTAGATGGGTTTGCTGATATTAACTGGAACAATTTAATAGAAAATTTTAGATTAGTAAAACCAAAAGATTTTATATATTATACTACATTACTAACCGAAAAATTTCCATATATCATAGAAGTTTTAGACAAAATAGAAAAACTTTCAAATATTAAATTTGGAATTATTAATAGTTCTTTGATGAAACCAAGTTCATCATTGGATTTTCATACTGACTTTGGCAGTGCTAGATGGCATTTGCCAATAGTTACGCAAGTTCCAGAATGTTTTTTTTATGTCGATGATAGTTTTGTCACTATGCCAAGTTATACTAAATTGTACAAGCTGCACACCAACACCGTTCATAATGCGTTTAATAGTGGTAAAAAAGACAGATTACATCTTAATCTTACTAATGCTGATCAAGAACTAGTTTTTGATACTGCAGAAAAGTTGATTGAATTGCGAGAAAAATTAACAGATGTTGTTAAAACTCGTTTGGAAAAAATAGACAAAGTTGATTTATTGCTAAACAATTTATATTATAAAGGTCTTTATAAAAATCTAACATTAGATAAAAATTGATGTGTTTGTATTTTATCTAAAATATCTTTTTCATCTTTGTATATTAATTTTCCAAGTTTAATAAATCCAGGATTTAATCGTATATCTTTATATGAATATCCTAATTTTTTAAAAAATTCAGCATTCTTTTTAAAATATTTCCAACATTCATCATATTTAAATTCTGCATTATGCGCATTGTCATGTAGTCTAACAGTAAAATCAGCACTGTAATGTATCCATGGTTTAAATGCATCTGGATGAATATATTGATCGTTATCGCGCCATAAATCTTCTAGCGTTTTTCCTACCTCTACATAATTTAAAAACAACTCGCCAAATTTTATATGCCATTTTAAATTACTGTAATCACCGATATCTAATTTGCTTCTTTTTGGTAATGCAAAATATGTTGCAACAAATCTACTGACATTGTTATCACGAACATTTTCAACTCTATGAACATTAATGTTTAAATCACACAAGGCTTTGCGTACTTCTGGCGGCGCTGATAACCAAAACTCACTGTTTTGTTCATTAAGTAATCCATGATATTCTTCAAATACATGATGCAATAGATTAAGAGTATCAGTGTCGCTAATAGATGTCATTGCCCTGTCTATCAGCGGTTTAAATGAATTAATTGTTTCAATATTTCTATTGATTAAACCAATGGAAATCTTTGCATCTTCTTCGGCACTATTCATTCCATAGAATCTAGTAGGATCATCTACTGGTATGTTTAGCTTGTTTACTAAGTTTATCTTTTGTTTCCATTTTTCAACAATAGGAGTATCATCTAAATTAAACAACAGTTCATGCGTGTCAGAAAAATCATTGGGGTTGGCAAGGGTTATTTTAAATTGTTCAGACATACTATTATGTATTATTATATGTTATCCTTTATTATTTTTTAAAGCAACTATTCAATAAATATTCGTGGAGTATTAAGATTTGCGTAAAC